GTCCACGCCGAGGGCACTTGCTTGCCGCGCTCGTAGACCTTGTACTCCAGCCGCCACTTCACCACCTTCGGCGTCACCGGGTCGACCCGGGCGTAGACGTGGATGTGCGGCTTCAACGGCATCGACTTGTCGAGGCCGTGCGGTGTGTGGTTGACGATCGCCAGCACGTTGTCCTGCGCGTTCGAGAACGACAGCGCAAGCTCGGTCGGGTCGAACGTCGGATCGCTTGCGCCCCCGATGGGGTTGATGCCCGTCGCCGGGGAGCGCAAGTCGTCCCAGCAGTCCTCGTGCTGCCGAGAGTCGTACGACATCAGATCGCGTTCGGCTTGTGGTTGAAGCAGTCGTCAGCCGGGTCGCTGCCGGTCGAGCCCGAGATGCGGCCCTTGCGGTTCTTCGCCGACTGCGAGAGGTCCGCGCCGTAGGTGTCGGTGACGCCAGTGCTGGTGCCGCGGTCGGGCATCGCCTTGTCGTCGCCACGCAGCGGGGCGTTGGGTCCGGGCCGGTTGTTCGTGTCGCTCATAGCGGTCTCCTGGTGGTCAGCGCTGGTATCCGTCGGGCCGTCCGAGGAATCCGCCGACAGAGTCTTCGACGGCTTCGGACAGCGGCTTCGGCGCGCTGGTGTCGGGGTTGTACTCGCTCTCGCGGTGACCCTCGATGGGCATGATGCCCGTCGCGAGTTCGGCCGCGGAGCACGGCGACTTCGCCGCTGGGCGCTGCGAGGCGGCAGTGCCGTCGCGCAGGTTGGGCGAGTCGAGAAGCTCCGATCGTTCGGGCATGGGCATTCTCCAGAGAAAAGGGCCCCAGCGTTCGTGGCGCCGGGGCCCCGCACTTCACCGGCCGCTTAGGCCGCCGAGTCCCACTTCACGATCCGCGCCTGAGCGTGCGCGGTCTGGACCAGGCCGAAGCCGCCCAGGTAGTACCACGCGATGCCCATCGACCGACCGTAGTCCGTCGGGATCTTGCCGCGCATCTCTTCCGGCGTGACGATGCCCTCGGCCACGGTGTCCTGGCCGAAGAAGAACGCCCAGTTGCTCTTGGCGTTCGTGAACGCGCCCTTCGCGATGTTCGTCTGCTCGACGAAGCGCACGCCCTCGTAGCGGCCGATCTCGCCGTTCATGATCATGCGGAAGCCCTGGTCGACGTACTGATGCACGCTCTCCAGGTCGTTGCGCAACTGACGGAACGTGGTCGGGTGCGCCAGCGAGACGTAGTCGTCCGCCATCCAGGGCGGAATGTTCCGCTCCTTCATGAGGTCGACGATCGCCTTGACGTGATCCTTGCCGAGGGCGACGTTGTTGGTCAGCGTGGCGGTGCCGTTGGTGGTGAGCGCAACCGAGTTGGTGCTCGTGCCGGCAGTCGGGACGACGCGCAGCGGAGTCAGGTTGAATTGCGCGTGCGCAGCGATGTCGAAGGCCTTCTTCGCGTCATTCTTGAGCACTTGGTTGATGACTTCCTTAACCGGATGCTCGGACAGGTCGTCCAGCTTGCCGGTGTAGGGCACCGAGTTACCATACTCGGTGATCGTCATCGTGCCCTGCGTGATCGTGAAGTTGGTTTCCGGCATCGTCGAGGTTTCGGCGATGACCGTACCCTGGTTCGCGACGTCCGAGTAGATATTCCAGTGGAAGGCGTCGCCCTTCTTCTTCTGCTGAATCGCGGCGTCCTTGACGTCAGCGTATTGCCTGAATTTCACCAGCGGCTGCACGACGTTGCGGAGAACCTTCGAGAGGTTGTCCGAGTACATATAGCCGCCGAGCGTGCCGGTCGTCCAAAGCTGTCCAGCCATGATGTGTTACTCCTTCGAGAGATGGTGTTAAGCCATCGACGGATTCCTCGCTCGACGCATCTCCGCAATGATGTCGGAGGCCGACTGCGGTGCTGGTGCGTCATTCGAGGCTCGCGCCGATGTTGCCTTGGGCTCATCGAGAGCCCGCTTCTTTTCCAGCTTCTCGGATCGCATCGTGGTTGAATCGCCTCCGTCAGGACGCGCGGCAAACTTTCCGATCTTGAACTTGGTTCCTACAGCCTCGCCAGCCTCGGAGATCGCCTGCGCGCGCGACTTGCCTTGCGCCTCGAACTCGTTGACGTAGCGGTCTGCAATGAGAGCCAAGTCCGCGTCGGACCAGATTTCCGGGTAGTCCTTCCGAAGCTGCTCCAATGCACCTTCGACCGACAATTGCTGTTTCATCGCCGGGACTGCTGCCTGCACCGCGCGGTTCACGATGTCGTCGATCTTGGGGGTGGCATCTTCGCGCCCCGCCAACGCCGACTGCACCGCGCCGGTGACGTACTCCAGCAGCATCTTTCCCGTCTTCTCCTCATCGCCCGAGTACATGGCGTTGACGAGTTCCTTGCCCTTCTCCACGAGGTCTGCGGACGCCATGACGGCGGCCTCTGCCTCTTTGCGCTCCGAACCACTGGTCGCGGTCTTCAGCTTCTCCTGAGCCGCGGCCAGCGCGTCCTGCGCCTCCTTCTGCATCCTGGTCGCTTCGGCGAGACGGAGGTCCGCCGCGGCGCCCTTCTGGTACTGGCGGAAGACCTTCTCCGCCGGCACAAGCTCTTCACGTCCGTCGACCTTCTGACGGATCAGCGCTTTCCCAAGCACTGCGTCGTCGAGGACGAAGCGCCCGTCCTCCAACTGCTTGCCGATCTGCGTCAGCGGATCGAGCGTCTCTTCCACAGGCTTCGCGGGTTCGGCCTTCTTTGGTTCGGGCTCGGGGTCCGGCGACAGCTTCACGCCTTCGTCCTGCTCGAACTGACGGTTGCGCTGCTCCGCGATGCGCTCGATCGCCAACTCGCGCTCGCTCTTGACGACCTTGTCGGTCGCAGGAGCCTGCACAACGGTCTCGACCTCGACCGCTTCATTCACGCCCGGCTGGGTAGTGTCTGTGCCCATATTGCCCTCATCGTATGGCGTCATCCGCCTAAGTCAACGAACTCATGCTGGGCCTGTCGGCCCTCCGTTATCGCATCCGCGACCCACTCCTGCCACGAGTCGAGAACAGCGATCCTTTGCTGGACCTTGGCGATAGCCTTCGCGTCGTGCGCGTCGATCGTCGCCAGCTGCTCCAGTCTGTCGAGGCGCTCCGCTTCCGCGCGCAGCACCAGATACTTGCCCACCGGGCCGTTGATCCAATCCTCGAACGAGAAGCCGCGCTGGATCGCTTCGAGCAGCGCGTTCTTGGCCTGCGTCAGGTCCGACTTGATGTCGTCCGCGTCGCTCATTCGTCAGGCCCTTGAGTGTCCGAGCGCATGGTCTCGATGCCAGCGTTGCGCCCGGTGAACGGAGACTTGGGCGCGGCCGTCGGCGTCGGGGTCATGGGGTTGGTGGACGGGTTCACCGCGCCGGGAAGCTCGCGGTCCATGCCCTCGGCGGGCATCGGGGCGGCCGGGACCAGCGGCATGGCGCCGTCGGCCAGTGGCCCCTGCTCGCCCGGGGCGAAGCCTGGGTCGATGCCGGGCGGAGTGGGCGCGATGTAGCCCGCGGCACGCATGATCTGGTCGGCCACCGGCGCCACCGCGGGGACAGCGGCCACGACCTCGGCCGCCTGCATCGCGCCGAACATGGCCTCGACGCCTTCCTTGGTCTTGCCGGCGGCGATCTTGTCGGCCTCGGCCAGCGTCTTCTTGATCTTGGCCGCGGTGAGTTCCGGGTCTTCCTTCTGCTTCAACTCGTCTTCGAGTTCGGCGATCCGCTGCTGAAGCTCCTGGATCCGCGGATCCTCCTGGCCCCAGTCGAAGAACCTTCCAGGACCGTCGTAGCCCAGCTTGCTGAAGATCTCGGTCGCGATCTCCCTGACGTCGGCGCCGGCTCGCTGGAGCACGTCGTCGAGCAGCATCTCGCGCAGCGACTTCAGCGCGAACAGGAAGTTCGAGAGCTTCGACTGCGGGGTCGTGGCGCCGATGCCGACGTTGACCCGCACCGTGAGTTCCTGCATCAGCAGCTTGTCGTCGATGACCACGTCGTCGCCGATGCGCTGCGCTTGCTGGGCCTTCTTCCCAGCCAGGGCGAACATCTTCTCGTCGGTCTCGTAGTGCTGTTCGAGCAGCAGCAGCTGCCGCAGCACCGGCTTGACCCATGTCTCGGCGAACGTCTTCAGGGTGTAGGCGGTGACCAGCGAGGCGTCCGCGGTCAGCATCTCCATGCCGCCGACGGTCTCGGCCAGCTTGCGGTTCGAGCCGACGCTGGCCTGCGAGAACGTGCCCACCAGATCGTCGAAGTCCAGGTTGAGGCGGTCCTGCTCCTCGTACGCGCTCTTCGTCACGTCCTGGGTCTCGACCACCTTCACGTCAAGCTCGGGGTCTTCGAGCATCGTCACCGAGCCAGGCACGTTGCGAGTCAGCGAGCGGAGGTCGATCTGCCGGCCACGCTTGGCGAAGTAGCGCTTGTTGAGCGCGAACTTCACATTGTCCATGCGTTGATTGGCGTTCTCGTTCAACTCGGCCTGGACGTCGCGCGACATCCTCGCGATGCCGCTCGGGTACAGCTTGTGGGTCTCGATGACGCAGTTGCCGACGACGTAGGGGCGCTCGCCGTGGTGGTAGCGCTCCTCGACCTCGACCGGCTGCGACAGCAAGTGCTGGTCGCCCAGCGTGTAGTAGACGTAGTCGCGGCCGTTGTACTCGATGAAGTTGCGGTGGACCCAGACCAGCGAGAATGCGGTGATGGCCGAGGCCCGGCCCTGCGCGTCGGCGCGGCCCTGGTTGCGCTGCAACTTCAGCGTGTCGGCGTACTTCAACGCCGCGGCCACGATCTCGGCGTCGGTGAGCGGGTTCCACTTCGGCTGGCCCGTCTTCTCGTCCGCGGTCATCATCCGCGCCTTGACGTCCTTGACCAGCATCGGGATCAACTCGATCCAGTAGGGGCTGCCGGTGACCGGGTTCTGCCATTCGGCGTGCGGGCTGAAGCGGTAGTTCTCGGTCGCCAGCAGGCGGCAGATGGGACGGTCGATGCCGCTCTTCTCGTCGTACTGCCAGGCCTGGTACGAGGCGCAGATGCCCACGGCCTGGGCGTCCTGGTAGGCGCCGATCAGCGTGGTGAACCAGGGCAGCGTCTTGTCGAGACGGTAGTTCATCACCTCCTGCCAGACGGCCGCGCTCGCGACCTGGATCTTGTCCTGGTCGTCCTCGGGCTCCAGGGACACGACGTCGGCGTTCGAGAAGAACGCGGAGGCCGCGGTGGCTTCGTTCTTACGGATCGCGCCGCGGGTCTTCGGTCGGAAGAACTTGGACCGCGTGCGGTAGGTGTCGCTGCCGTACTTCGAGCCCGGCGGGTGCTGGCCCTGGAACTGCCGCAGATCCTGCTCGATCTCCGATCGCACCCCGGCGTCGAAGAAGCTGGTCGATTCACTGAAGGCGTCGCGCGCCAACGTCAGCCAGAGGTCGCTCATGAGTGGTCTCCCAGGATGCGCCCGGCGAAGTCGGTCTTCAGCGCGGCATACTCGGCCGCCTTGAACTGCGATCGCGACATCTGGTAGCGCTCCAGGATCTCGCCGCCGGCCCGGATGACGTTCTTCTTGAACTCGCTCGCCGAGTAGATCGCGGGGACGTGGAGCACGAAGCCCCACTGGCCAGTCAGGGAGACGTTGCGCACGACGATGATGCTGCCGTTGCCCTCCGGGTTCACCGCCCACAGGTGGCCAGGGTAGGCCTGGAACAACGTCTCGGCCACCTCCTTGCAGAGGTTGAATTCGAGCGCCGCCAGCTGCGGGGCGTCGGTCACCAACAGATCACTCATCAGCTACTCCTCGGGCTCGCACTCTCGCTGTACCAGCGTGGCCTTCTCGTTATCGGACAGCCACAGCCACTGCTTCTCGCTGTAGGCAGACTTGATGGGCGTGGGCAGGGCCTCGTACGCCTCGCAGCCCTGCACGATGCCGCGCAGCACCGGGTTCATGCGTACGGGTTGCGCTTCGCGTAGAACTTGCGACCGCTGCTGAACTCGTAGGCCACCTCGCGGTTGGCCAGGTCAAGCTCTTCCGGCTTCAGCGTGTCGAGCGCGCCGCCCGCTCGCGCCAGCGCCACCTCCTGCGACCAGAGTCTGGTCGACATCGTCGGGGCCCGGGCCTTGTTGTCGTCTGGCATCTATCCCTCCCATGCGATCGAGAGCCGCACCTCGGAGATGCCGCCATCAGGCTGCCTGCGTCTCCCGTTGCCGTAGCCCCCGGCGCGCGGCCGGCGCTCGAACGACTTGCGCTCGCAGGCCACCCTGCGGGCATCTGCCTGGAGCGTAGTCAGCAAGTCCAACAAACTCACGCCCAAATTCGCCTTCCTCTTACGCGCCATCGCTGTAGACCTCCGGCTCAAGTGCGGACTCATCGATCAGGACAGGCGGCTGCGGATCCATGTCGTAGACTCTGCTCATCGCGTCAAGGAAGTCGTCGTGCCGGCTGAATGGGTACGTCAGGTACTCATCAAGGAAGCCCTTGTTCAGGGTGTAGAGCGTGTTGTTCTCGTCTCGCGCCCTGGTTGGAGTGAAGATGCGGTAGCTCTCGCCAGCCTCCCGCACCGCGGCCTGGTTGCGGGTCTCCTGCGATACCTCGGCAGCGAGATACCAGCGCCCAGTCTTGAAGTCTGGTTCGAGCCTCTGGATGCGGTCGTACTTCGAGCCCGGGCCCTCGTTCGGCCAGGCAAGCTCGACGATCTCGAAGCTGTCGCCTTCGAGGCGCATCTTCTCCTCGAAGTAGTCCATCGCGTCCTGGAGGCCGAAGCGCTCGTAGCCCACGCGCACCAGCTGCACGCCGGGCATCTCCCTCCACTTGCGGCGCAGGCGCTTGATCGCCAGCCAGCGATCGCCCAGGCTCATCCGATGGTGCATCCCGTCCAGCAGGTACTTGTTGCGGCCGGCGTCGATGCCGCTCACAACGATCGCGGTGCGGTCGCTGCCCTTCTTCTTCGAGGACGCAGGGTCGACCGTGATGTAGACGTTGAGCGTGCGCGGCCGGATGTCCGAGAACTTGAGCCAGCCGGCCTCGAACATCGCCTCGGATCCCGCGGCCGGGTTCTGGAGCATCTGCGCGGCGATCGTGGCGCGGCCCTGGGTCTCGCGCTTCTTCGCCCAGACCTCGGGCGGCAGGAAGACCGGCGTGCCGTCTTCGAGCCCGTTGTGCGTCGCCGGGAACACGCGGGGCGTGAGCACGCCCTTGTCCAGGATGTCCTGGTAGGTGTCGCCGAAGCTGTAGCGGGTGCCGATGTGCCAGGCTCGCTGCGTGCCGTCCTCGCTGCGCGCGCCGAGGTTGTCGGACAACTCCCACGCCGCGGTGGTCTTCTTGACCTGTTCGGGCGTCGAGACGCTCTCCCGGGTCACCACGTCGTCGTAGATGAGCAGCTTAAAATGCGCGCCCGTCGGTTGCCCATCAACCAGCCCATGAGCCTCGACGGTGGCCTCCTTGGGGTTGGTCCGCCGATTGACGACGATGCCCTTTTCCTCGGACCACCGCGGCGCCTCGCGATGGGGGTGGCCCCAGAAGATGTCAGGAAACAGCTTCTTCAGTCGCTCATTGCGCTCAAGCTCCTCTTTGATCTGCACGAGGAACTTACGGGCCACGGGTTTTGTGTGACTGAAGATCCCGATCGTTATGTCGGGATCGCGCATGATCTCCTGGATGGAGCCCGCGAAAGTTATGATTGTGCTCTTGTAGTGCTCGCGCGCCCACAAATCGAGGTGAGCGTCGGGTTTTGCCTCGACCTC